CTTCAATGGAAATTTGGGATTGCTCCGATGATCGGTGATATGACAAAGCTTCTGAAGTTTACTGAAAACGTTTCTCAACGTGTGACGTATCTAAAGAAGCTGAAGAAGGATAAGTTTATAAGCAAGTCTGCTACGTTGACAAACGAAACGCACAATGATTATGAGCCTGAGGCAAATTTGCACTCGGGATCTGGTCACGTGTTTCGTGGGCCCAAGAAAGTTAGCCACCTCTTAAAAGAGTGGGCTCGCCTTAAGTGGAAGTTACCGTTGGGGACAGTTATCCCCGACACTGAGAGCGGTCTGCGATTTCTCGCGGAGCGCACTGAGCTTGGTATCTCCTCTCGAGGTTTACTCCTAGCTGCATGGGAATTAATGCCATGGAGCTGGGCCATTGACTGGTTTACTAACTTCGGGGAATACCTCGAAGCTACAAACAACAGTCTTGGTCTTGAACCCGCGTCGATGTGCGTCATGCGAAAACGTATTACTACGTATAAACATGGCGTTTCGAATCTTCCTGCAGGTGTTTACCTTACCGGTAAGACTTGGAAGAAGTTCGAGCAGAAGGAACGACTCGTTGTCGGTACTCCTGTTGCGACTGCTTACGCGTCTATTCCCGTCCTTACGACGGGACAATGGTCGATCCTCGGTTCTCTGGCAGCCCTGCGATCTGGTAGACCGCGTTTTGCTAGAAATTGAGGAAACTCTCATGCCATATGGTGACACAGTTGAAATCGTCCATGACGGAGTCACGTTGACTCTTACACGGATCGGATCAGACAACGATGCCGAAAGCGAATTTATGTTTCGGGATTCTGCGGCGGAGTACCGGATGAAAATCCGTCATTCCTACACAGGTTCCAAAACAGTTCTTGACCGGAGAGAACGACATAATGTCGAACTAACCCGTCTTGAATACGCTGTCGGGGACGAGCCGGCCTTTACTGAAAAGACCTATCTCGTCTATGAAACGTTGGGCTCTGAGGTCAATGTTGACCTCTCAAATGCCTTGGCTAATTGGCTCGTTGCCAATACTAACGCCAATCTAGATAAGCTGATCCAATGGGAGAATTAATTTTCGCCCTTGGACTGCTTGTCTTGCTGTCCGCCTTGTGGCTCATGGGTCATACACTAAGAAAGTCTTAGTCATGACTAAAGGCCATGAGAGAGAGATTTTGGAGGTTTATGAGTGTCTTTTTGAAGACTTCTCATACGCCTACCCGACGCTGGTGCGGGATTTCCAGAGAGATCTGACTCGCATCAAACGCCTCACACAGACTAGGGGCCTTCATTTTCTAGTGAAGGACCTTCCTTCTGCGGGCAAGCACTTTGACAAGTGCATCGCAAGAGGCCAGTACGTTCCATCAGGATTACCCGCTACAAGCGGGTTTTCTGGTCGGACACCTATCCCTAAATTTCTCAAGGGATTGATGTTACTGGTGTTTGAGGTCAATGGCTCCTTGAAGGAGCACGTTGACGTGCAAGCTATCCTTTTCATTAGACAAGTCCTGTACCTGTCGAAGAAGGTAGAACTGCCGTTCTCGGTTAAGGCACTCACGGAATCCGTGAGCGAGTTTGCCGAAATCGATCAGTCCTTACCCACGCCTGAACAGGTGTGGCAAATGGATTGTCCGCTTCCAAAGGACTTTGACATCTACCAAGGATTTTCATCCTCGGAGCTGTTCAATGTCCCAAGGGAGCTGGGCTTTGGTGTGAGCTCAGCTCGCATCAGAGAACGTGTTTTGCGGTACATCGACGACGTGTCGTTGCACCTCACTTCAGCACTAGGGTCTTATGACCCTGATGACTGGAGCTTCAAGCACGGTCCAGGCGCAGTCGCAGAGCAGACTGGTGAGGTCGACAAATATTGTTGGCCTACCTGGTCTGAGAGACTCTGTAACTCGTTCCCAGTTGCTGATTATGGTTTCCATAACTACAGCTCCTGGGCAGCATCTGAGCAACTATGGGACGAGGGTACTCCTTCCTCTCGTCTCGTTGCAGTTCCTAAGACCTACGAGACTCCAAGGCTTATTGCCGCGGAGCCGTGTGCTAATCAGTTTTGCCAACAAAACATCTGGCATTACTTTAGCGCACGCAGCATAACTAGCTGGATTTCTCTGTTTGTTCTCTTCAGAGACCAAACTCGGAACCAGCAGCTGTGCCTCGAAGGTTCAAGAACGGGTGATCTAGCGACGATTGATTTGTCCGCCGCTTCGGATCGCCTCACATGCCACGTTGTAGGGCAGGTATTTAGGAGAAATTCCTATCTACTGAGAGCCCTACATTCGTGTCGTACCCCGGTTGTCAAACAGAACTTGACGAGTAGCGTGCCAGAAATGGTCCGCCTTAACAAGTTCTCAACCATGGGTAGCGCGTGTACGTTTCCCTTGCAGTCTCTGATTTTCCTTACAATAGCGATCGCGACGACCCTTTGCCAAAGGGGCGTTCCGGTTACTAAAAGGAACATCTTGAGCCTGTTCGGAGAAATAACCGTGTTCGGAGATGATATTATCATCCCCGAAGACAGTCGGGTTCTTTTCACAACCACCTTAGAGCATTTATGCTTTAAGGTCAACACTGACAAGTCTTTCCATGAAGGAAACTTCAGGGAGTCTTGCGGTGTGGACGCGTTCGCCGGTGCTGATGTTACACCGACTTACTACCGTGGGTTGTTAGAAGACCACCCCGAATCAGTCGCATCGAGGCTGGAGGTCGCACGAAGTTTTTATCTAAATAAATTCTTCGTGAACACTGCCAACCTACTGTGCTCGACCAGTCGGGGGGGATTTCCCCTCGTCAAGGCTGATTCGGATGTTTTGTCCAAACCGAGCTTTGTGGCTCCTCCTCTGTCGCGCTTTCAAAC